ATCGAGGCGAGCTCCTTGCGGTCTATCGCGGTGGTGAGCGGAATGTCCTTCACCGGCACGCCCTCATCGCCATGGAATTCGTTCCGCGTCGGGATTTGGTTGCCGAGAGTCGCCTCGCGGCGGCCAAGTTTCAACAGCGATTTTTTCTTTGCCATGGTTACGGGTCCTTGGGTTTGAGAGGGGCGCCATAAAATCGGGCATAAAATTCGGCGAAGGATTCGGTGCCGCCCTCGGGCTTGTTGCCGATCGCCTGGGCCTGCAATCGGTATTTCAAAATCAGGTCATGGATGCGGCGTTGCCGCTGTTCAAAACGAACATCACCGAAAACCTGAGCCTTGGTGGAGTCAGGATCGCTCCCCGCCATCTTGGCGATGCGCCTGATCAACCAGAGCTCGATTTCCCAACGGGAGAAATGCTCGTCGGCGTGGAGCTCCATCCGGCCGTCGACGAGCACCTGTTTCACTTGTGGGCCGCCTTGTCCCGCGCGGTCTTTGCCTCGGCCTCCTCGGCGAGCGTTTTCTTGGACGGCGGAAGGCCGCGTTTTTGCTCCTTCGTTTCGCGGCCGGCGACCGCGGCGGGCTTGCCGTGCTTTGCCGGATTGCCGGGCGTCGGCCGATCCTTAGCGGCGGGTGGATTGGTGATTGCCATTTCGGACTGTCTCCTTCGGTTGAAAAAATCGGGATGCTGTCTCGACGTGAGGATCATACGGGCTCGAAGGCGAGCTCGCCGGTGCGGCAAATCTTGACCGCCATGGAGGGCTTGAACGGCGCCTGGCAGTGCGGGCTTTCCTGCCAGGAGGTCCAGGTGGCGCGGGTCTCAGCGGTCAATCGGGAAATCGGATCAAGCCCGACCACCATTCGGCGAAAGAATTCCGCCGGCGAGGCGAGATCATCGCCCTCGATGATGTAAGCCGAAAACTCCTCCACGAGCTCGGCGACGAATTTTCTCGCCGGCGCCAACTCCTCGCCGATGCCACCGCGAGTGGCCACGTGGCGAAGAAACATCCGATTGCCGAGGTGCGAGAGATTCTCGAGGCGATTTTGGAAGCTCACTTTTTTTGCTCCAACCGGCGATCGGCATAGGCGATCGCGGGCACCGCCTCTCGAATTTCCTGCCGATCCTCGATCTCCCCGAAGTGACCGCAAAAGCGCCGCTCGATGAAATGCAGCCGATCGGTATCGCACATGGCGATCGCCTGATAGCCGCCGATAATCCTCACGCACCGATCCACCAGGTCATCGCCCATCGGTCCGCCTCGCCATTGGCCGGATGCCGCCCAGGCAACCGCCTTTTCCCAGGCCTCGCCCGGCGTCGGCCGGCCCGCCTTGCGGAGATCCTGAAAATCGTTCGGCCCGATCCACTGCTTTTCGAGGATCAGCCTTTTCGCGGCGGCATCAAAATCCTCGATCGACCAATCGGCGAAGGCTCCCCACCAAAGATCGATGGCCGCCGGATTCAGATCGATTTTCTTGAGCGCGCCGAGGCCGTTCAGGATTTTCAAAAAACGAACCTCGTCAGTGTCCCGCACGTGCAGCCCTCCGTTCCTCGAGCCATTGCTGGCTCGCCTCGATGTTTTTGTCGACTCGAATTTCCGATTTGGTGGCGCCGATGTCCCATGGCTCGGCATAGCCTTTGTTTTTGCCGAAGAAGGTCGCCGCCTGTTGAACGAGCTCCGTACGCTCCTTGCCCGACTCCCGGCAGAAATGCGCGTATCGCTTGACCCCTTCGACGAGCTCGTCCCAGGTGGTTCCCTCTCGGCGTCGGGCGCCGATCGCCTTCTCGGCATCGGGCCATCGCTGACCGCCGGCTCGTTTCGGGTAGAGAGCTCGGATTAATTCCAATTCGCCGAGGCGCGCCGCCTGTGAAACAGGCGCTACAAGTTCTAACTCTGAAGTGACATTTGCAATGTGCGCCTCTGATCTAGAACGGTTCGGAGTGGAGTGGAGTGGAGTGGAACGGAGTGGAAGCTTGGATTCTGCTACAAGCAAACTGGTAGCAGTGCTAGGGTCCGGTGATTGATTCTTAAGGTTTTTCGCTCGCGCGAGTCCTCCGAGCCTTCCCGCCGACTGTTTGGCAAATCGCCATGCAATCGAGTCCTCGCGAATACGCTCAAGCTTCCAATTCTGGCGTCGACCGGCTCCCACGAGGGGGAATTTCGGCTCTATAAACGACCAGGCGATGTTCCACTGGCGGACCGTCGCGCGGACAATTTCCCGGAGCTGGGTGGTGTCGGCCGGGAGGAACCCCATGTCCCACTGGGCATCGAGGAGCTCGCGGTAACAGCCGCGGGCCTCCAGCGGCCAGGCGCGGGTCGATCGCATGAAGTCGCCGGGGAACCACGGCAACATCGGGAACCCTTCCTCCGCCATCGTCAGGCGGCCACTGCGTTCGGGTTCGGGATCGGTTTTCGCAAGGGCATCCGATCGACCGTGAATCTTCCTCCGCTTCGGACCTGGATCTCGAAGGCACGCGTCGGCGGCACAAAGCCCCGCCACATGACGATCGAGGTCCGGCTACAGCCGAGCGTATCGGCAAGTTTCTGAGGCCCGCCGAAATGCTCAATAATTTCGGCGGCGGTATGCATGGGTTGGCGCATCGTCGGAAAGTCTCCCGTGGCAGCGGCGGACTGTCGGCCAATCGGGAGCCGTCGTCAAGGCGTTGACCCGGCGTCCGTGTTTGGACTACATTCGGCGGCGCCACTCACAAGGGAGCCCGTATGAAACATGCATTTTGGTGGGGCGGCGGAGCGATATTCATCGCCTTCGGCCTCGCTTTTTTCCGGCAGTTTTTCAAAGTCAAGACCGACAATGTTCGCCGCCGCGATCGCCTTCGAGCCGCCCAGCGGTCCGCGGCGACCGACCTTCACGGCACTCGGGAGATCACCTGATGCGCCTGCCGAAGGCGGATTCGATGCCGATGGCCCTCGCCTGCGATACCGCCATCACCGTCCTCGAGGCAAAATACGAGTTGCCGCCGGGCGTGAAGAAAGGCGAGGTCGATCACGCCCTCACGATGCTCCGGACGATGCGATCGCGACTCCTCCGAGCCAACCTAGAACCCGAGGAGACTCCGAATGGCAACGCAAAATAAATCCGTGGCGAAAGTCGACGCGCCGAAACCCGGCACGGAGGTCTCCACGGTCGGCCGAAGCACGAGCCTGATCTCGAAGATGGCTGCGAAAATGCAGATGGAGCCGGAGCGGTTCCTCGACACTCTCAAGCAGACGGCATTCCGGCAGCGCGGGAAAAATGGCGCCCCCGCGGTGCCCGTCACCAACGAGCAAATGGCGATGCTCCTCCACATCGCCGATAAATACGGCCTCGATCCGTTCGTCAAACAGCTCTACGCCTTCGCGAGCGATGGCGGGATCTCGCCGATTGTGCCGGTGGATGGCTGGATTGAGATGATCAACCGGCACCCGATGTTCGAGTCGATGGAGATCGAGACGCCGGAGCCAAAAACGCCGAAGGATGATTATTGGGTGGCGGTGACGATCACTCGCAAGGATCGCGCGAAGCCGATCCGCATCGAGGAATTCATGATCGAGTGCTGGCGCGATACCGATTCATGGAATTCGCACCCGCGCCGGATGCTCCGCCACAAGGGCATCATCCAATGCGGACGCGTGGCGTTTGGCTATTCGGGAATTTTCGATCCCGATGAGGAGGAGCGGGTGTTCGCAGCGGCGAGAGATATCACGCCGGCAAGGGGTAAGCCCACGACCACCGAGCCGCAGCGGAGAAAATCGGAGCCCGCGGCGCACGTCGAGCCGGAGGGCTCGGCCGCGATCACACTCGATCAGGCCACCTCCATCGCCGATAAGCTCAAGGAGGAAGGCGTCGAGCTCAACGCCTTGTTAGCTCGATTTCAGATCGGCGCGCTCGAGGAGCTGCCATTCGTCATGTACGGCCAGGCGCTTGCGGCGATCGATGACCTCTCGAATTCATGAGCGCCTCCGCCTCTGACCAGCGGGCGGGCCTCGCATGGCGCCGAGTCTTGGCAACGCGTCGCGGCCGGCCGCTACGGTTGCTCGGTGCGAGCCGGAAGTTGGTCGCTTGATCACCTTCAACGCCGATCGGCACGAGTATCACCTCGGCGATCGGCGCCTTCCGAGCGTCACGGAAGTCCTGAAGGCGATCACCAATTTCGACATGGTGCCGCCCGATATCCTCGAGGCGGCGCGGCTCTTCGGCCATCACGTCCATCTCGCCTGCCACTATTTCAACTTGGGCGAGCTCGACGAGCCGACGCTCCATCCGCGCCTGGCGCCGCGCATCCGCGGCTACAAGCGATTTCTCCATCAAACCAAATTCAAGGTGCTCGCCTCCGAGGAGGTGGTGCATTCCGCGGACTTCGCCTACGCCGGCATGCTCGATCTGCGCGGCACGTTCCATGGGAAGTATTCGCTGGTCGATTTGAAGTCAGGCGCCGTGCCGCGATCGGTGGGTCCGCAGACCGCGGGCTATCAGCGCGCCTGCCGCGAGCCGCCGCGCCGGCGCTGGTGCCTGCAATTGCTCGATGACGATTTTCGGTTGATCCCGTGTAATGGCCTCGGTGACTGGGCCATGTTCCAAAGCTGCCTCAACATCTGGAATTTCAACAATGCCAAAAGCAAATCTCGTAGACCTGAAGATCGAGCTGCCTGACGACGAAACGGCGGCCGCCAATAAGTTTCTGGCGATCGCCGAGTCGGCGAGCATCGACAACGCCGAGGAGATGGTGCTCGCCCAACAGGCGCGCGCCATGATCAATACCCAGCTCAAGGACCTCAACGAGAAGCGGCTCGGTATCACGCGGCCGATCGATGCGGCTAAGCTCGCGGTAATGAAGCTCTTCGCGCCGGCCACCTCGACCCTGGAGCAGGCACTCAAAAAGATGGACGCCAAAATCATCGCCTACGATGATCTCCTCGAGACGCAGCGGATCGACGCGCAGCGAAAGGCCGACGAGAAAGCCGAGGCCGACCGGAAGCGCCTCCTCGAGGCGGCCGATCGGAACGCGGCGAAGGGCAATGACAAGAAGGCCGCGGAGTTTGAGGATCGCGCCGCGATGACGGTCGCGCCGGTGATCGCCCAGCGCCAGGTGCGCGCCGCCGGCGTCTCGATTCCGAAGGTCTGGAAGCACCGGATCTTGGACGCCTCGAAAATCGTACGTACCTTTATGGCGCCGGACGAAAAGAAAATCGCCTCCACGGTGAAGTCGCTCGGCAAGGAGGCGGTCGACGTCATAGGCGCGGGCTCGATCGAGGTTTTCCAAGAGGCGCACATCGCCAGTGGGCGGGCGACGTGAGCTTCAAAACGCCTGGCCGAAAAACATGCACCGGCTGTGGTTGCACATACTGGGCGAGTGCGCGCAAGCCGCTCACGGCCTACTTCTGGCGCCAATCGCGAGAACCTGACGGCCTCCGCACACGCTGCAAGCTCTGTTGCCGAGAGCTGCCCTGCATGGTGAATCGCATCGCCAGGCGGGCATCGTGACGCCCCTCCACCGCTTCGCCGCCTTCTGCCTCGGCTGGCTTCTCTGCGGTTCCGGCGTGTACTGCATCTCGCAGGGCGCGCGGCTGCTGATCATCTGGTGGCGGGCATCATGACCCGCATCATCGGCAAGGCGCCGATAGAACTGAGACACCCGCCGAAGGTCTCGATCCGCTGGCCCGATCAAATCCGGATCACCACCGGAGGATTCCAAGGCGCCGCCGGAAAAATGCGTGAATTCGGGGCTTTCGGGGATCTCTCGCCGGGCTGCGCGGCGATCCTGGTGGTGGAGCTGCGGAAAGCTCTCCGGCAGATTCGCATCGAGCGCGCCAAGTATTACGATAGCCAGGTGATCGAGGCTGAGAAGCCTCTTCCGTAAACCAAAAGGGGAAATCATGAAACCATTATTTCGATTGTCTTGGCTCGGGCTTGCTCTCTGCGGAGCGCTCGCGATCGGCCGCGCCTCGGGTGGCTCGACCGGTGGAGGCCATCCGGCAGGCGATCCGCCACCGGTTGATATCTGCAAAATCGTTCACTGCATAGCGGTCTAAGCTCGTGGCAAAAATGCACCCATCCAACCATCCGTCGAAGGACACCGTGCCGCACGATTTCGCCATCAACGAAACAGGCACGGTGATCACCTTCCAGTTTCCGCCGGCGGCCACCGTGACGCTCACCGGCGAGGAGGCACGGGAGCTGCGGGAGTTTCTGAATCGGGCCGAGCTGCGCTCCGAAGCGGAGGCCGCCGCGCTCGCGCCCGGCCCGGTCGAGAAGCCCGATCCCGATCACCATTCGGTGTGATCGACGGGATTCTGTTTTGCGTCAATTGCGGGCTGCGGTTTCGATCGAACGATCCGCAGTCCGCCCTCTCCCGCCGCTGCATCTGCTCGGGCTCCCTTCGCTTCGATCGGCGCGAGACGTTGCGCGAGCTCGTTGCATCGCACGATGCGCCGCTGGAGATCCTCGTCGCCCGGGTGCTCGCCATTAACGGATAGCTCGATTCCCCGTCAAGCAGAATCGCCCTCTCGATATGGGCTGAAATCCCGACCCACCCTCTACGATCGTATGTCTTTCGGCAGAGCCCCTTAAAACGCGGCTAATGCGGTTTCCCGCCTTTTCCCGACCAGTCGGCACATCTGGCTAATTATCGTCAAATGGCTTGGGGCCACATACGCAAACATTGCATAATTGCGTCGTTCTTCAACCCGTCCCTGAAGGAGCCATTCTGATGTCAGCAATCGATATTCTCGCGCGCCAGCGGATCACCCGCCTCACCGCGCGCCTCGATGTCTATCACTTCGCCCGCGAGCGCGGCTTCAACGTCGAGACCGATGCGGGTCACTCGCAGCTCGCCAAGCTCTTCCCTATCGGCGGGTGGGCCTACATCAACGCCGTGCCCTCGGAGCGCTCAGCCTTCATCGAGATGCCCTCGCACCTCCTCGCAAGCTGCGAGTGGGAGCTGCGAAATTTGAATGGCGGCCTCGAGGCATCCGGCAGAAGCGATTCGGTCGCCGCCGCGATCGAATCGTGCGAAGGCGCGCACATCCGCGATCTCGAGGAGCGCGCCGATCGCTCGCTCGGGCTCGCCTACTTCAAACCGCAGGTGGGCTGATCATGTACCAAGTCACCATCAAATGGGCCGATGGCAATGTCACGCGCGCCCTCGTGAACAAACAAACTCTTCGAGGCTTTCGCTTAACCGCGTGCCGCGGCGCCTCGATCAAGATTGAGAAGGTGCGCTCGTGAGCCGCCTCAATCAGGGGACACCCGAGCCCGAGACCCGCGTAGGCATTTGTTGCGGCGATGCCTGCCGCGAAACATCGATTTTCGAGAGCACCTGGGAATACGCTCCACTCTTCAAAATCCCGGGCCTTTCCCGCTATCGTTGCGCCGAATGCTTTGCGATCGAAATGGGCCACCCGCACCATCTCGCGCCGCCCTGCACCTGTCACGCCGATCGCGCCAACGTGCTCATCGGCAATCACTTCGGGGAGTGTTTCTACCGCTGAGCTTCCAGCCTGTTGCACGTCGCAGCGTGCAACTGGATGCAATCTCGCATCGATCGATAAATGGAAACCCGTATATGAAACCTGGAATTTCACTCGCCGAGCTCAACACCGAAGTCCAGCGCCAGGCCTCCGCCCGCGTGGATTATCTCGTCAACACTCAGGCGAGCCTGCGCATGGTTCGCCTCGAGGGCAACGTCGCGCTGGTTTCGCTCGATGAGGGCGCCGCCGAGCTGTCGCGTTGGGAGCTGACCGAAACCGCGCACGATCAGATCGCGTCCTGGATCGAGATCCCGCGCAAATACTACGATCGACTCCTCGTCGATCATCCCGACATGCTGATGGATAACGTCAACAAGCTTTTCGAGCGCGAGCCCGGCACACGCATGGTGCGAACGCTTGATGGGAAGTGCCGCGCGTTCATGAGCGATCGATACCGCCCGCTCGATAACGACATGGTTCTAGCCAACGTCCTGCCTCAGATTCTCGGCGCCGGCAAGGCTGGGGCTCGCGAGCATGAGGTGATTCGCTCGCAGATATCCGACAAGCAGATGGCGCTCACCGTTGTGTTCACCGACCCCGCCCTTCGTCAGAATCTCGGCAAGACCGCGCGCGGCGATGCCGACGATATCGTGATGCCCGGCTTTCGGATCGAGAACTCGGAAGTGGGTCGCGGGAGCCTTCGCGAGCGAGGATTTTTCTACCGTTCTTATTGCAAGAATGGATGCGTGTTTGGCAGCGCCGGCGAGTTTGACTTCCAGCGCAATCATGCGGGTGGCAAGCTCTCGGCCGATCTGCAACGGATCATTTTCACCGACGAGACCAAGAAAGCTGCCGACCAGGCCCTCATGCTCGAACTCCGCGACATGATCAACGCGATGGGCAACGCCGCCGTGACGACTCAGTGGGCCGACCAGCTTCGCGCCGCTAAGACGGGGGACAAGATCGCGAAGCCGATCGCCGCCATTGAGGTACTCGCCAAGGCAGTCGGGCTCCTCGAGGTCGAGAAGGACCAGGCGCTTGAGAACCTGATCGCCGAGGCCGACATGTCTCGATACGGGGCTCTCAATGCCATCACCGCCATCGCCAACAAGGCTGAGACTTCGGACGATCGAGCGTTGGAGCTCGAGGAGATCGGGGGCAGCCTTCTGACCATGAGCCAGAGCGAATGGAACCGGATCGCAAGCAGCGTGCGCGTGCCTGTAGCTGCCTAAGAGATTGATTCGATGGGTTGGGCGGGGACTTCACACCCGCCCTTTTTCCACAAATGAGGATGATCCGCATGAAAGCATTATTGTTAAGTTTGGGTGTGCTGCTATCGCACACCGCCCTCGGGGTGGGGCTCAATCACGTCGATCTCGACAGCCAGCCGTCGCCTGGGCTGCTCAAGGCCCAACTGGGGATGTCAGCTCAGCCCTTCGACGGTACGCCCCGTGGCGGGCTTCGTAGCGCGCCTGGGGCCTATTCGGGGTTCGCCATGGTGGATGGGATGTACCTGCGCACCTTCGTCCGAATCGGGCCGGAGGGGCGGGTGCAGATGATCCGCGTGACGTTCAACCCGATGCCCTACTGGGATCAGCTCGAGGACTTCATGATCGGGCGTCTGGGCAAGCCCACGACCTCGGGGCACATCGTTCAGACGACCGCCCTGGGCGTGCGCGTCGACAACATCGAGCATGATTGGGTCGGCGAGGATCACGCGATGGTGAGCCTGCTCAAGTACATCGATCTGTCGACGGGCTCGCTCAGCCTCGAGACGGAAGCCTACATCATGGCGACGCGCGGCCCGGGCGCCGTCGTGCCGGTGCCGCAATGACCGCGCCGGCGACGATCGCCGATCGGGCCAAGCAGCTCGTGGTGAAGCTGAAATTGCGCGAGCACCCCGAGCCCCGGCAGCTCACCGAGATCCGCAGCATCTACGGCCTCACTCAGACGGAGGCGGGCCGGCTCTGTTTCTCATCCCTTCGCACCTGGCAGGGCTGGGAGGCCGGCGATCGCAAGATGCATCAAGCGATCTGGCAATGGTTCCTGCACGAGCTCGCAGCGCGCTGCCCGGTCAAGACGATCGCGGAGGTGCGCAATGGCTGAGCGACCCTCTTGCCCGAAATGCGGGAGCATCAACATTGCTTTCGATGCGGCGGTGCGTTGGGACGAGGCCGATGGGGGATTCGACATCACCCACGTCTTTGAGCAATCCGGCAGTTGCGATGACTGCGAAGCCACGGACTTCTACGCCACGTGGGCCGAGCCCGAGAAGGTGATGGAATGAGAGCTATCACGCTTTGGCAGCCGTGGGCCTCGGCCGTGGCGCTCGGCCTCAAACGCGTCGAGACGCGATCGTGGAAGACTCCCTATCGGGGACCGCTCGCGATCCACGCGGCGAAATGCTGGAGGCCGATTCAGCGAGAGAAGTTCAAGGCGACCTGTATCCCAATCGGGAACGGGCTCCCCTTTGGGTCGATCGTTGCGACCTGCACGATGGTCGCGTGCGTCGCGGTCGAGTGGTGCAATCCAACGGAGGAAGAGCGTCTGTGGGGTGACTTCTCGGACGGGCGATATGCGTTCCTGCTCGAAAACATCCGCCCTCTGAAGCGCCCTCTGCCGATCGAGCGGGGCTCGCAGACGTTCTTCACCGTGCCCGACAAGCTGCTAGAGTCCCACCGCCGGCGCACGCCATAGCCGGCGACTCCCCCGAGAGTGGTTCAGGGCGCCTGCGAGGCGCCCTTTTTTTCGGCCGCGATCGCTCGATCCCGCACGCCGTTATAGATCGTCGCGAGATCCTCCGTCCTCACTTGATTGGCATCGCAGGCGTTGAGGACGGCGGTGAGGTCGGCTTGGATGCGCTCAAGTCGGAGCTGAGCTTCGCTTTCGCCTGGAGGTAGTCCTGGCTCGGCTGCACCTTGGCAGGTAAGGGATCCGGGATGGGGCACGCCGTTCGGACGTAGCGCGTCGTTTGACAGCCCGCGAGCAATGCCAGCATTACCAGCATCGAGGGTGAGAAGTTTCGCATCATGGCTGATCAGCACCTCTGAGATTTCGGCCGCCTGCGCGGTCTGGTCGGCCGCGGCATCGCTTGCCGCCGCCTGTTTCGTGATCGTGGTTGCCTGGATGCAGGCCTGAGCTCCCAACTTCTGCTCGCCGGCATTGTGGACGTGCCACCAGATGAAGGCGGCGAGGATGAGCGCCGCGGCGCCGGCGAGCTCGGCGGCGATCCGCTCGAGGGTGGTCATGGCGAGTCAGCCTCCTGCGCGAGGATCTTCTCCATCTCGGCCCGGAGCCGATCGTGCTCGCGCATGAGCCAGGCGCAACGCTCGCGCGTCACCGTCACCTGCATCCGAAGCTCATCGCCGATCGCCGAGAGATGTCCCCGCGCGAGCTCCACCCGGTCGGTGGCCTCCGAAATCTTTCCGATGATGTTTTGCGTGTCCTCGATCGCCGCGAGAAGCCGCTTTCGATCGCCGATGAGATCCCTGATCTTGCTCAATGTCTGCTCCAGCCTATGACCGCGAGAATGATGGCGAAGAGGACGCCCAACGCGGCGATGAGTTTATAGATTCCGTCGAGCCTGCGGTTGATATTGGCGGCAAGCTCGTTTTGAAAATCGATCGACGCCGCCTTCGACTGTTTCAGCTTGAGCGCGGCCACCACCTTTTCGAGCGAGCGCGCGTGTTCCTTCGAGGCGGTGGTCAGATCCTCGATCGCCTTGAACTGGTAGCGCGCCTCCTCTTCACTCGAATGCGTGCGCTCGCGGAGCACCTTGAGATTTCGCACCGTGGCATCGAGATCGGCGCCGGTGATGGTCTGGTCGAAATCATCTGGCGAGAGCTCGACCTGGGGCGCCGGCGGCCGGTGGTACTCTCCCGGCCAGCGATTTAATTTGGTCACGGCGCATCGTTCCAACCAAAAAACGCCGCGATCGAATTGTAGGTTCCGACCATCATCACGAGTGCGCCGAACCCCATGAGAAGCGTGCCCTCGTGCGGGAGGTGAACTTCCGGATGGCTCGCGAGCTGCGCCTGGATACCGCCGGCGGCGATGCCGAGGCCGCCGAGCGTCTTGGTTCGGTGCCGCCAAACCCAAGAGAGCTTTTGCTTGCACTGATCGAGGATCATGCCACAGCACCGCCCGCCTGCCTGTAGGCGGTCAGAAGCACGGCCACCTCGAGCTCGCGCTGGCCGGACGTGCCGCCGGGGAGAGAGGCCCAGACCGAATTGCATTTCGCAATCGCGGCCTCGATCTCCCCGGTGTTCACGAGATCGAGCGCACCGGCCCGCTTGATGAGTAGCACCGCCGCATCGTCCTGACACGGGCCGGTGAAGTTCGGCAGGTGAAGCTCGCCCTGGCATTCCGCCCACGTCGTATGGTTGATCTGATATCGGCCCGCCGCGGTCGAGAGCTCGCCGGCATACACGCCCTCGGTGATGAGGCCGCCCTTCCACTCGCCGGTGTAGAACGGATGATCGGCAAGGCTCTTCAACGTGGTGGAGTAGCCGTACACCACCCGATAGGGATCGGGCGCGCGATCGGTCCCTTCGGCGTGGGAGATCATCGAAAGGAACGCCGCGAGGTTCGGCGTGGTCACAGGCCGCCCTTCCGTTCCCAATCGCGGATGGCCCAGAGGCAGTAGCCGATGGCGGCAATTACCACCAGGGCGCCGATCGCGAGCGCGATCCTCATGGCTGTCTCGTTAGTGAAAAAGCTTGCCGAAGCCGAGGCAGAGCGCCCAGCCCAAGACGATGCCGGCAACGGCGATCGCAATCGCCTGCGCCTTATAGGCCGCCCACAGCTTTCCGAACGTCGCCTCTTCCACTTTGATCGCGGTTGCGACCGATGCCGCTTCGGCCTTCGCCTTGGTGATTTCCTCGGGGATGTTCATCGGTGGGGCCTCGTGGTGCTCGGTGGAGAAAAGTGGGAGACGGCGCGCAGTTTGGGCCGCGCGCGCGTGCTCGGCGAGGACGCCGATCGCAGATTCAGCCGGTAACGGGGAAGCCAACCGTGCTCGCCGTCCCGAATGTGGTTTGCGGCAACGGATAGGGTGGCTGGAAGGAAAACGGATTCTTGGTGATCTGAGCCGCCGCGTTGGTCGGCAGCGCTACCTCGGGTACGATCGCGCCCGAAGGAAGATTTTGCGGCGGCTTATAAGTGGTGCTCATTGCCAGGGCAGACAAAGCGATCGGTTCGAGCACGTGTTGAAACCCCCGGAGGCGCCGAAAATCGCTCCCGCGGAAATGAACGTGAGGTCGTTCGAGCCAACCAGTGCGAAGGAGCTCGTCGTACCGACCGAGAAATCAGCGATCAGAACGCTGCCGGCGTAGGCCGAATAGCGCACCACGGGATCGATCGTATAGATTGGCGCGACAAAACTCACGCTTGATTCCAAAAGCGTCGTCTGGGAATAGATGAAGGTCGAGCCGCCGATTGCCGACTCCCATCCGTTCTGCGGCGTCGAGGGAATGAGAGCGCCGCTCGCGAAGGAGATGACCTGCCCAAACCCGGCCGAGGTGGAGTTTCCCTCGGCGCTCGCGTTCTGCGATGGAGCGAGAATGCATATCCCGGTGCCGGTGGCATTTCCGCTTCCATCATTGGTGCGAAGGATCGCGAAGCCCGCCATTGCTCCGGTGAGAGTGGTGAGGACGGTGCCGCCATACTTCCATGCCATCCAGAAACATCCGCAGGCGGAGGTCCCGACATAGCAGTACCTCGAGGTTAGCGCCGTCGTGGTGGAAGAGGGCGCGAGTCCAACCGCAAGGGCAACGCGGGTCGAGACTGCGCCGCCGCCACCGTTACCGATGGTGCCGGAGCCATTGGAGCTCGTCCCCACGGTGAGCCACATCATCGGGTCCGCGGTCGCGCCGGCCGCGCCGAATTCGAGCTTGAAGAAAATGGGCGCCGTCGATTGGAGCGAGTCGTTGAACCGACCAATGACATAGCCGGCAGACGTGTTGATCGCGGGAATCGCAACGGTCCCCGGATTGATCTGACCCGTATCGGAGGTCTGGGTCAATCCGATGGTCGTGAACAGCGCGGTGATGATTTCCGAGATCCATGCCTCGAATTGAGCATTGGTGGTCTGGGCGACAACGGCGCTCACAGCGGAGGTGGTCATGCGGGCTTTACCTTCAGGGTGATGAAAACGCTCGTGAACGAAGAAACCGCCGCGAGGGTGAAGAGGAAGACATCGCCCACAGCCACATCCTTGGTCCAGCCGGATAGCGTCGTGTTGTCGTAGCTCGTGCCGGCGCTGATGGCGGGAGCTCCGCCAGCCGTGATGTCATTGCTAGAGGTCGGCACCGCGCCCGCCGGGCATTTCCAAATATCGATCGTGCAGCCTCCGGAGCCGCCGAGAGTATAAATCCGCGCCTCTTCGATGATCCCCGCATCGGCCGCGACTGCAAGTACCTCGTTGGTCGGGAGCGCAAGCGCGGAGCCCGCGAAGTTCACCCATTGCGCCCCGATGTTCCGGATGCTCGGAATTTTTACTAGCGCGACGCCGCCCGACTCCTCGAACACCTGAGCGCCCTCGAAGCGAAGCACCGAGACATCGAGCACCGTGGTCGCCGGCGAATCGATCGAGTCTTCGACCGCAAGCCCCGAGGCGGTCTCGACCAGCACCGAGCCATCGGTCTCGGGCGTCACCGTGGCGCCGGCGAACTTGATATGGGTAACCTGGTATTTATCGCCGGCGGGCGAATCACCCACCTCGGAGACCTCCAGGCTCCCGCCCTCGATCTCGATCACCGCGACCTCGCCGCTCTCGCCCGTGACGGTCGCGCCGATAAATTTGAGCTTGGTCGCGCTCACCGGCGGTGAATCGCCTTCCTCCTCCACCTGAATCGCGCCGCCCCCGTGGCCCGTCTCGCCGGCGAAGGCATCGATCAGATCCCAGGCCTCATTGATCTTGACCTCGGGCTGAGCCTGATTCGGATCGATGTAGGGAAGCCCGAGATTTGGCGTGGTGGTGTCGCTCACGCGCCTCTACCCCACCGTGAGATTGACTTGGACGCTGGTGAAGGTCGAGCTCGAATCGAGCGTGAACAGAAGCACGTCGCCCGGCAAGAGCTCGGTCTCCCATCCGGTGAGGGTCGAATCGTCGAGCGTGGTTGCCGAGGAGAGAACAATATTATTGCCGCCGGTGAGATCATCGCCCGAGACCGGTGGGTAATGATTGGCAAGATTCGAGCGCCAAAGATAGATCGAAGCGTCACCCGAACCACCATCGGTGATCACCGTGCAGCGTTTGACCTTGCATCGCGCGCCGATGAACCGAAGCACATTGTTGATCGGCGGCAACAGGGCGGATAGATCGTTAGTCCAGGTGACCGAGACCACCTGCGGGTTGACCGCGATAAGCGCCTTGCCATTGGATTCCTCCGAGACCACGGCGCCCTCGAAGGTGAGCTGCTTGACGTTGGCGATCGCCACGTCCGGACTTTGACCCGCATCGGTGATATCGAGTGACTGGGCATCCAAAATATCCCACGCCTCGTTGATCTTGACCTCGGGCTGCGCCTGCGAGGGATCGAGGTAGGGCAGCCCCAGGTTCGGCGTAACCGTATCGCTCATGGTGGCGTGCCTTCGATGGTGAGAGGACCCGAGATGCAGGGCGTGCCGCGCCCGATGATCGCGGACATCTGGTAGATCCGCACCGAGAGCGAGCCCGGAATCGGCGATCCGAAGTCCGCCTCGATCTCGGCGGCAGTATAGACGGCGAGCTCCGTGGTCGCGGCGAGCGTTCTAAACACCGTGAAGGGGCTCGCCGAGTGATCGAGAATATCAACCTGGAAGGCAAGCGTCGCCTCCGACAGCGGCATGTCGACGCCGGACATCAACGTGCGGCCGAGACGATCGCGCCGGGTCCAACTAATTTCGATGTTACCGCCCGATTGCCACGTCGCCACCGGATCGACCGGCGAGAAGGGCCGAAGCGCCATCGCATAACCGATGAAGGTCGTTTCCGTGCCGGTCGCGAGCCCGATCGAGATCGGCTCGTACACGCGCGCCGCGCCGATCTCCGCGGTGGAGAGCACCTCCCGATCGAGATCGGCGGCGACCAGGAGAGTGAACGCATCGCCAACCTCGGACGTCCCAATCACCCATTCGGTGCCGCGGCGGCCGCGCAGAAGTCTCGTGAGGCTCCATTGGGTGGGTGAGAGCTGCGTCGCATTGGCGAACTGGATGATTTCCCAACGCCGATCGGCTCCCATGGCGGCCGCATTTGCGCCAGCCAGGACGGCATCGTCCGTTCTCGACTCGAAGCTCATCGCGCTGGATGACACATTGACGATGATCTCCGTCTCGTTATCCCAGGTGAAAAACTCCGACGCCGGCACCGCCTCCTCGAGCATGCCCACCGTCGTCTGATTGATCATGGTGAAAGCCGGCGCGAAGGTATGACCGCCATCGATCGATTTGTATACGGTGCAGCCCTTCCAATTGTTCCCGGCAGAGGGGTCCGCTTGGACGGCGACATAGAAGCCGGGGTCCGAGTCCGAGTCCTGAAGCGCCGGGAGATCGAGGTACTCGGCATCGCTCGGAGATAGGAACGTCAAGGTTTGCGGCGTAAAGCCGGGCGGATCCGCGACCGCGAAGGAGATCACGGCGGCCTGATCATCGCGCACGCAGGAGAGCTTACGAAGGACCCCCGAGCTATTGGTATCGGAGACGATCCGCACGCGCGTCTCGATCCCATCGACAGGCACGAAGATGCAATCGCCTGGCTCGAGCTCGAGCCAGGATTGATCGACGGAAAACTCCTGCGTCGTCTGCGCGGCCCATGAATCAGCCCAAAGCACCTCAGCGCATTGCGCGGCCTGGACATCGCCCATCGCGACTGGAATATTGACATCGACATCGTTTACGGCGGAAGCCGATACCGCGAGGCGGAACGGGGAATCCTGTTCGCCGCCCTGGTAGTCCCGCGAGGTCGCAATGTAGTGAAAACGGATGGTGCGCGGGAGCGTCGAGATGTCCGCGCGCACCGTATTCATGGAGGGAGGCACGGTCGCCTGGGCATCGCTCGATGAGGAGTCGTATGCGCCTATATCGTCGGTGGTGAGCGTCGCGACGCAGGGCTTGCCGCGCGCCTGGAAACGGAGCTTCGTGCCAGATTCGACCGCATCCCAGAAGCCGATCGAGCGAAGCGGCGTGAGGATGCTCGCCGCATCGGTGACTGTCGCGATCGAATAGCCGTCGACATTCACCGCCTCCATATCGGTGACATCGATCGAGAAGAGACCGGCGCGCGCGCAGATCGCCGTAATGATCTCGGCAATCGAGACCGCCCCTCCGGAGCCGGTGCATACGGTTTCATCGAGCGAGTAGGCCCAATTCTGAACAGCCGGGTAGTCCGAATTCCAGACGAGACCGGAGGGCATCTCGCCCGCGGTCACGGCTGCATCGTAAGCCGCGGTCCAAAAGGCTTCATCGTCATACTCCGCGCCACCTTCCGGAACGCAGGGATTGAGCGGATAGATGGCCGCGCCGCCGCTACTGCCGAATTGCTGGAGCACCTTGTAATTGATGCCGCCGCCGGTCACATAGGTCCAATCGGTGCATTTGATGAGCGAGCCATCCGATTGGACCGCATAGCCCGGAACGGTAACGGAAGGCGTAAGCCCGGCGCATGGCGGCAGCGGCAACCCAGGCGCGCGAGTGACCGAAATCTGTCCGTCCTGGACAAGATTAAGGTAGCCATTGCCCTCGAGATAAGGCGGCTCGAAGTTAGGGACGTTCGGCGAGGCGGGCGGCTGTTGGACGACATAGGTCATCTGGTGGGACTCCCACCATTGAAAGCCGATCGTGCCCTGAAGCGTCGGGTCCGGCGGCGTCGAGTAGAAATGATCCTCCGGCGGCACCGGCGCGGCGGTGTAGGAAATAAAAATGATCACGGGATCGCTCGTATCGAGCCACGCGTGCGGCGGCGCCGTGGGGATCATGAGCGGGTCGGTGCGATCTATCTGCTCGATGTAACCCGTCAAGCCCGGAATTGCGCAGCCGATATATTGCAGTTGCTCCTCGAACACCGCCTCCATCGCGGCATAGGCATCGCCCCAGTTCGAGTAGGTAAGCGATCCGTTGAAGCCGGGATAGCCAGGCCCGGAGGTATCGACCGCGTGGACCTGCCAGGTATTTATGTTCGATAGATTGGTGGGATCGGTGCCGTATCCGCCATAGAGCCAGGGGTAGAGCACCGAGTTGGAAAAGCCAGTGGTGTCCGTACATTCGCCCGTGCCTGATTCGTACACCTCGAATTTGAAATTTGGATGCCGCCAGGCCTGCGCGGTCTGAAGCACTCGATTCGGATAAACGATGTACGCCGTGCCGCGAAACGCGGGCGTCGCGCCGATGCCTTGCTGAGCCTCGATCGTGGGATCGGGAAGCTGATCCTCGGTGCCGAGGTAGAGCACGAAGGTCTCCGCATAGGCTGCGCTCGCCGCGAGACGATTGGCGTACTCCTGGTCGGTTTCCGCGACCTGGCCCGTCTGCGTATCGGCCTGAAGCTGCGGGCGGATGTCATAAACGATCGTGCCGTTTTCCCAGATCCTCGAGACGCCCCCGATCGCCGCCGGCGCTCCATCCTGCACTGCCTCGCAAAGAAGGAGCGCGATCGATTGCGTGTAGCTATAGGTGGTCTGCTCAGGGCCGCCCTTGCCGCTGTTAGTCGTCTGGACATAGGGGGCAAGCCAGATCACGGTGCCGGCGACGCTCGCCGTGCCGAAGATGATCGGGATCGGCGTGCCGATGGTGGCCTGCGTCGTGCGATTGTCGGTGAGCTGCGGGCCTGCCGGGAGCTGCGTCGGGAAAAGAGCCGCGCCGGCGAGCGAGCCGAGAACGAATCCCAACTGGGGATTCCCGAAGTAGGCACCGACCACCGTGCCTACGACGATGAGCGCGGCCTGGCCGACGTTACTCATACATCACGAGCGGCACCGCCCAAATCGAATCGGTCCGCTTCAACCAGGGTTGCCCGTAGCCGTGCTCCACCACGCGGCCGACGCCGGCGAACGAATGGATCAGGGACGTCCCGGTATAGATCGCGCCGTGGCCTGCCTCTTTGGCGAAGGGAAACTTGATGAGCACGAAAGCCGCGGGCTGGAGCGGAATCTCGCGAGTCATCGAGCCCAAGGTGATCCGGAGGAGCGACTGAGGGTTTCTCGCGTAATTCTTTGGCAAAAATTCGAGCGGCGTCGTGACCCCGAGCTCCGCCATCATCCCGGCGATAAAGCCCAAACAATCGGCGCCGTTTCTCGATCGACCCTGATGCAGGAACCTCACGCCGACCCAGGTGCGCGCGTGCTCGATCACTTCTGCCGGCTCGATCATGAACCGAGCTCCGTGGTCGTGGTGGGTCCCGCGGTGAGCGAATCGACCCCGGGGATAAAGACACCACGGCCGCGGAAGTTCGGAACATTGGCGTACACGTTTTGGCAGGTGGAGAGCTGGCGATCGCATCCCGGAAGAAGCGTGAAATCATCACCCGTGTTGACCGCGTTAGGGAACTCGTCCCAAAATTCTATGAGGCCATCGTTTTTGTTCGGGTCAATCTTCACCTCGCGCGAATAGCCGGCGTTCAAGCCGCTCGTGAAGGTCAAGACGCCGCCCACGTAGCTGTAGCCCGAGACCGGGCTTCCCTGATCGAGTGAGACGGCAAAGGCCGTCAAACTCGCGTTTGTATCGGCCTCCACCGTTCCGGTGATCTGAAAGCTCGCGACTGGAAACTTGCAGCGCGAGTCGCCAAATCGCACCACATCGCAGGAGGCCGTGCAGGTGCGGATGACATTCTGCGCCAAGGGCTGAGTGAGCCCCCGTACCTCGGTCGTGTATTTTCCGTCAGAGTTTCGAGTGATCGCGCCCAGGAACCCGGATTTCAAAACGAAGTAGCCGTGCGTCGGTGCCATCCAGTTGCAGATGAGGATATAGACCGGCGCCTGATCGAGGAGCCCGGCCTCGATCTCGTCGACCGATACATCGAGGACCGTGTACTTGAGTGGGCTATCAATAAAGTCGGTTGGTGCGAGAGCGCCCGACACATCGAGATTATCGACTGAAAGATCGGTGGTCGAGGCGATGTCCCCCGCCGTCACGTTCGCCACGGCGTAATAGGTGCCCGCAAATTTTGCCGGTGAGTCGGCCGGTGAATCCACTCCGGATGAGGGGATGGTGATGTCCTGATCGTGCTCCGTGCCACGGATCACTTCGCCGTTGGACATTTCGATCAGCCAGAGAAAGGCGAGAGACGTGGTATCCGATTGCAGATCCGCGAGGAGCTCCGGCGGGATCGTCCTCATGCGAGCGGCAGCCGGATCTCCGCGAGCTGGACGGAGACGTTCATGATGTTGTAATTCGATATGGCGGGATTGAACTGCGCGTCGAAGCGCGCCCACACATCGAATTCCCCGCCCCAGCTCAACGGCGTTCCCGAGAACCCGCCGCCGATCGTCAGGAGCCCGTTGGCCTCATTGAGCGTCCAGTCGCTTTGCTCTTCGCCCGAATTGTTCGCAATCATGATGGTCGAGCCCCGCGGGCGCGTGATCTCGCGGAGCTGAATGGTCGAGCCCGCCGCATATTCTTTGATCAATCGGTAGCTCGACGGTGAATCGCCGGAGACCTCGAGGGGCATATCGGTCGCCGCCGGCGTCGCATCGAGCCTGCACGATTTGTAATCGATCCAATCCTTGAAGCGAAAGCCGGACCACATCCCGCCCATCGCGTGCCAGAAGTACAGGATCGATTCGATGTCGGCCTGCGGCTGATCGCCGAACGGGACGCCCGTATATTTCGAGAGAGGCCTCGACCAGACCCGCTGACGGCGCTCATACCCGCCCTCGCGCGAGGTGATCTTGACGAGATAGTTAGGTTCCGCCACGAAGCCGAAAGTTGGGCAGACGGGGAAACATTCGGCCGGGTCCGCGACGATCGTGCTCATCCGCCGTTGTTCCTCATGTTGGCCTGGCTCAAAGCACGCGCGGCCGCGGCTGCCGTCTGCATCTGCGAGGAGCGCGAGATCGTGCCGCCCGGTGCCTGCACGGTGAAATTGTTGGTGATGTTCGAGCCATTGCCAAAGGCCCCGTTGGGGACGATCTGCGTATCCTTCGCACCGGCATAGGCGAGCTCGGGGCCATTCTCGCCCACCAGCGCCATGCCGCCCGCGGGGATCGTGCCGCCGCCGGCGAGGCCATCGATGCCGATCGTGTCGACGAGGTTCCCAACGCCGCCGCCGGCGCCGCCATTCTGTACGAGGTCACCGACCGGACCCAAGCCCGCGGCTCCCGAGCCCCCACCGAAGAGCCCGAACAGACTCCCGAATATTCCCGCGCCGCCGGCGCCGCTCGAGCTTCCGCCGAAGAGACTGGAGATACCGCCCGCGACGCCGCCGCCCGGGCCACCGGTGCCGAAGATCGATTGCGCGACGTTCTTCGAGACCATCTGATCGATTTGGTTTTCGATGTCTTTGAAAAAAGACTTCAGGAACTTCTGAAACGACTCGCCGCCGGAGATCAGCTTGGAGAAATTATCGGCGAAGGCCGACTCCAAATTGTTCCGCACCTGGTTGGTGAGCGTGTTGGTGTCCTTGGTCAGATTGACGATCTGATTATCGAAATCCTGCGCCTGCTGCTTAAGCTTCGGCAGCCCCGAGTCGTCCGCGATTTTCTTCTGTGCCGCGTACACCTGATCCAATTGCGCGATCTCGGTGGTGCGCGCGCCCTCGAGCTGGGCTTGCGCCTGTAGATCGGTCAAGGCACCCTGCGCGACGGCCGCGTTTACCTTGGCTTCGACCGTCGCGTATTGTTGCTCGATGATGCTCGCCTTCTCGACCTCCTCATTGAACGCGGCCTGTGCCTCGGTGGCGGCTTTCAATTGCGCGAGCTGAGCCTGGCCGCCGGTATCGCCCGTGTCGGCGAGATTCTTCGAGAGGAGCTTGTTTTGGAAATCGAAGGCGGCCGCGGCAGCTTGGACCAAATGACCCTGCAACGTCTGGAGCTGTTGATCGACCGAGAACAGCGCATTTGTATCCTTAGCCTTGGTGAGCGAGATCGCGAGCTCGTTGATCTTCTCGCTCGCAGCGGCGCCGCCATCGGCCGACCGGGACAACGCCTCACCGAGCTTGCCCGTGGTTTCCTGGTACTTGATTGCCGCCACATCGCCAATCTCGAATTTCGTGACTTGCTCTTGGAGCTTGTCGGTGAAGTCGGTGATTTGTTTGGTGTCTTCCTTCGTTTGCAGCGCCAGGGCGTTGGCGCGGATTTCGGCGGCGAGTTTCTTGCCTTCGTCACCCGCCTTGGCTATAGCGTCGGCGAGCGGCCCGAATTGGAGCTTGTAATTGACGAGTGCCGCCGAGCCCAGCCCGAAGGCACCACTCTGATCCTTCAGGTTTGCATTGAAACTCTGAAGCTCTTTGATGGCCTGATCGGACTCCGCTACCGATTCGAGACTGACGCCGCTCGATAGAATCCGTTTCTTCTGCGCCTCGGCGGTCGAAATCTCCGAGAGCTGCGCGGCGGTGCCGGCCTCGAACACCGCCTGGATTTGAGCCTGGGAGCTTTTCGCCGTCGCGACGTTATCGGCGTTCGATTCCTTCCAGATCGCCGTCGCTTGGGAGAAGTTGCCGTGCGCGACGGCCACCGCAATCGCGCCGAGCGCGCCGATCGAATCGCCGAACTGCTTGAACTCCGAGATGACTTCGATCACGCCGGCGGCCACGAGCTTGACGCCACCCACGATGAGACCGGCGACCTCTGCGAACGCCTGGCCGGTCGAGGTCGAGGCGGTGAGCTGATCGGCGAGCGTGGAGAGCACCGGGAGCAATTGCGCCGCGAGCTGGTTGCCGAAACCCGATGAGAGGGTCGCCTTGATCACCTCGAATTTTTGGCTGAACTGCTCGGCGGCATCCGCGAGGGGTCCCGAGATGACGATGCCCGCGGCCTCGGCTTGCGCCTTGAAGTTGTCGAGGCCCGCGGCGCCCTGATTCAGGACCGGGATCATTTGCTGACCCGCCCGGCCAAAGAGCTGGATCGCGATCGCCGTCTTGTTCGGACCGTCCGCGAGATCCTTAAACTTATCGGCGACCTGGCCGAGCACCTGGTCCGGGGAGGCGTTCTTGATCGAGGCCAAATCGATGCCGAGCGCGCGGAAGGCCTCTCCGGCTTTGCTCGTCGCGTTGCCGCCGGCCTGGCTGATGGCCTGGTCGAGTTTCTTAAGGCTCGTGGCGAGATCGTCCTGCGAGAGCCCGGAGGCGGCCGCGGCGAGGCGCAAGCTCGATAGGCTCTCTACCGAGACGCCGGCGGACTGCGAGAGGCGTGCCAGGCTTGCGGCGCTCTCGATGGAGGACGCGGCAAACTCGGTGAGCGCACCGACCGATAGGGCCGCGGCGAATTTATCGGCGAGCCCGGAGAGAAGGTCATCCTGGTCCTTGGCGAACTTCGAGAGCTTCTGGGTCGCCTGATCGAGCGCCTTGACGTACTGGCTGTTGTCAGCCTGCATCCGAACGACTAGGGAGGCGAGATCCGTCATTTACGCTTCGCCTTCGATTTGGCGTGAGCGGCGGCATTCGCCTTCAACATCGCGAGGAAGGAGAGCGCATTTTTCTCTTTCTGCTGTTTTGCGGGGACGAGCATGAACTGGCTGAGCGGCGGCAATTTGGCTCCCTTTTTCATCACCGTCCGGAGGATCTGGACGCAGAGCATAGCCGCATGCAGGTTGTCACGGTAGGGACCCCAAGGCTCCTCCGCCCAATAGCGAGCCCATTGGCGGTGCTCGCCCATGCCCAGATTATCGATCTCCCCGAGACTCCGCCCGAGAAGCGATGCCAGCCGACACTGGAAAAGCTCCTCGGGCGTCAGTCGTTTTTTTCGGGCTTGTCGTCTTCCTTCGTGAGTCGGATCGCCTCCGCGGCAATCGCCTCCGAGTAGATCGAGGCCTTGCCCTCGAGCTCGGCGATCGACCATTTCGGATCGACCATTCCCGCATTGGCGACGAACAGCTCGAACTGGGTTTTGTCGCTCTCCAAGAGCTTGCGAGCCTGGCGCATGGTTTTCGCAGTCATCTCGGATACGGTGAACGTGTCCCCGCGGATCACGATCGAGTTGGTGCGAAGGCCCGTCACGCGTAGAGGACCGGGCCGGAAATCTTCGCCGTGAATTTCACGACGTTCTGCTTGTCGATCGAGGGATCGACTTCCCAGGACAGCATCGCGGCGTTGAAGCTGAAGAGGGCGAAGGGCGAGTCGATTCCCATTTGGATCTGGAAATTCCGATTGCCCTTGGCCTTGACGGTCGCGATCAGGTCATCCTGGATCGTCTTATCGGCACCGGCGGTCACGGTGAAGTTGGAGGAGAAACTGAACTCGTTGCCATCCGAGAGACCGGGGATGTAATGCTTCGAGCCGCCGTTGCAGAACGTGGTCACGTCCACCTGGTCGTTCTTCTCGCCGACGCCGCCGATGTCCGTCACCGCGCAGAAGGCCTGGAAAGTCTCGGGCGATTCGCCGTTGCCCACCGCGAGCACGGCGTTGCCGACAAAGGCCGTCTCCACATCCTGGGTGTCCGGATTGAAATCAGTCATGTGCTAGTCCTCCAAGTACCAAACGTTATAGAGCTGCGTTACACGGATCACGCCCGGTTCGGGATCGGTGAGCGGGAACTCGTTGGTGAGAAAAATATGGTTGACCGAGGTGCCGCCCATCATCCCTTGAAAATCGACCAGCGCAGCCCTAAGCGCCGCGGCGAGGCCCCACGCATCCTGCCCTTTGAGGCCGAAAGAATCAATTTGCATGTCAGCGTTCACGAGCTTGGAGGTGCCGCAGAACTTCACCTGGCGCGTGGTCTGGGTGCGCGTGATGAGCACCTGCGGGAGCGCGGTCGCGCGGCCGCGCACCACGCCGAAGACGTTTTCGCCGGCGAGCTCGGCGACGGCATCGATCGCCAGAATGAAGTCGCGAAGGTCCGACTCGAAGATTTGGACGCCGGTGGTCACGAGGTCTTGGCCGCCTTCAGTACATCCTTCTGGAGCGAGGCCCGAAGCGCCGCCTCGCCATCGTCGCGGCCCTCGAGGAGCGCGCGACGAATCCACGGCTGAGCGCGCTGAAAGCGGGTGCCGAGCTCCACGTACTGGAGGATGTAGAACGCGGCCTTACGCACGCCCAAAATGCCGCTCGCGATATTCTTGGCGGCGTTGATCGTGGTGATGGTGCGAAGCTGCGTCTTGGCGAAGCCCGGGGCAACCAGCAAGCCCTGATAGGTGCGATGCGGCTCGGTGCCTACCGGGATGATGGACTGGGCGATCCGAAGCGCCGGTTTGATTCCGGCGCCGACCGCGCGCCGAAGCGCCTTGCCATCATCGAGCTTCCCGAGAGCCTGGAGCTGACGGGTGAGCTGGGCCACGCCCTCGAGGGACGGCGTGCTCACGTCGGGGCACCCTGTCGGAAGCCCGGCGAGTCGCGCAGCGTGCAGGTGAGATTCATATCGATCCGCGTGGTGGGATCGCGCACGGCGCCCAAGATGTCGTAAATCTCATTCACTGAAGGAGACGCACCCGGGTTGGTGCAATAGACGATTCGGAAGTTACCGATCGCGCCGGCGGTGAGCTCGGGCCGATATCGAATGCGGATGCGGGTCGAGAGCTGGCGCTCCACCTGGCTTGCGTTGAACTGCTCGTAAGGGCGCCAATCATCGAAGGCAAAGCGGACGTTCTCGGCCCACGCCGAATAGGTGGCAGTCGGCGAGCCCGTATCATCGACCGCGGGATTGCCGCTTGCATCGGTGTCGAGCTTTTCGATGGTGCAGATCAGGCGAAGATCGCCGGAATTGGCCTGACGGTACTTAGCGACCATTGCCCGCTCCGACCCGCGGCAGAGCTTCGGACGTTGCCAAACTGGCTGACGTGCTTACCGAAGATGCCGCGGGCGGGGCCGAAGCCCCCGGGGGTCGCGCCGTGGTATAGGTTATGGTGAGGCTAGCACCTTTTTTGGCGGCCATCTTCCGCTCTAACGATTCGAGACGCTTGCGGATCGCCGCCGGCGTATAGGCCCGAAACTTCGCGCAGGTGCCGCAGCTCACACGCCCATCCCGATCCGATAGGGCCAGAGCAAATTCTCGGCGGTCGTTTCGAGGAGCGCCATGTTGTCGATGTTGCGATCGAACAGAATTTCGATCTTGAGCAAGATTGCTTCCTTCACATCACGCCGGAGCGGCTTCGAGTCATCCTGCATGATCGGGTTCGCCTTCCAATGCGCGGCCCACTGCTCGGCGGTCCAGTCCTCGTTGCCACCAATGCCGTCGATCGGGAACGGCTGATCGCCGGGCTCGATCCAAACAGGCGGTCGGTGCGGCGAGTCTTTCGGATCGGGGAGCGGCACCGCGTTCGAGTCGGCCGGCGAGTTGAGCTCGAGGAGCTCGCCGAGCGATCGCTGCGTAAAGTTCTCCGCCCAATCGGTCGCGCCGCCGATGATCCGCAGAATGCGCTGATCATGGATGGTAAGGCCGTAGTCGATGGCGAGCTGATCCTTCGCCTCCTCGAGGGTGATGTAAGGGCTCGCGCTCGCCGGGCTGTTGCCGCTCATCGATAGTGCTCCCTGATCCAAGCGTGTTTCCGCTGCATCACCGGGTCCCACGGATCAACATGCCCGTGCATGATAACGATTTTGGCGGTGGGCGGAAGTCCGCCGCCCTGCTGTCGGATCTCATTACGGTACGAGAAAACGCCGTCGACGCGCGTGAACTTCGGCTCATTTGGACCAAGACACACGCCGATCCAGGCCTGATCGGAGCCTATATATTTCTTGCGAAGGCCAAGGATCGGCGCCGTGAGGGGATTGAATCGGTCCCAGAGCTGGGTGCGGGTGCCCGCCTTGTGCTGAATGAGCGAGCCGTTATAGGGCGTGCCGCGGGCGGTATCGCCGTACATTCGGAATTCAACATCTCGCGCGAAAAGCTGCGTGATGTCCGCAGTGATGATGACGTCCAAATCGATCGACACGAATCGAGGTCCGAAGAGCTCGGCGCCGTCCTTGGCGAACATCCGCAGGCGCCGATAGCAGGAGGGGTTGCCACGACCGTGAGGCGAGGGGACGTTCGCATAGGTGCTCCAAAGCTTGACCACGCGGACTTGCGGGTCGATGCCGATCGGATCGTCGGTGACGCATACGAGCTCGAAGGGCGAGTGGTAATGGCGGGTCAGCATCGAGAGAAGCACGTTCACCGTCTCCGGCGCGAACTTGGAGCGATAGCCCGCCGGCGGCCTCCACTTCCAGCAAATGAAGGTGAGCACCTCGGCGCCGTTCGGATGAATGATCATGGGTGAATGCGCCGATAGGGAAACGAGAGCGCGAGCGGCTTCCAATTTTCGATCGAGTGCCGCTCGGTTTTGATCCGCCGAATATTCGCACCGTCCTCCGGAGCCTTTCGCTGATAGGTGGTCGTGGAGGCATCAGCTTGAGTCTCACGCGGCACGCGGATGATCCGCTCGGGCAGCGCGATAAAATTGGTGGCGACCGCCGAGAGTCGATCGCGAAAATCGGCATCGGTGCCGTAGTACCCCGCGAAGCGTTCATCGTAGCCGCCCATCGACCAGTACATGCGGCGCGTGAGAAGCCAGGAATTCGGGTGCGGCTTGTACGGCGTCTCGATCAACTTCTCCGAGCCCGGCGCCGCGGCGAGCGTCGTGCGGGCGAACCGATAGACGTATTGCTTTTGGAGCTTCTCCAAGATGATCCGCGCGAAGGTCTGCTCGGGGACCAGGTGATCAATGTCCGTGAGGAGGAGCCAGCGGCTCGTGGCCTCATGGGCCGCGATGTTCCGAGCCGAGTCCTGATTCCAGCGCACATCGACACCCACCCGGTAGATGGCGAGCGGGCAGCCAATGTCGGCCGGCTGGGCCTCGCCGTCCGGAGATCCGTCATCCACCACGATCACTGCCAGGCTCGCGCGGAGATCGCCGCTCAGAGAGCGTATACGGCGGTAATGCAGCTCCAGCATGCCCGGGTTCATGTAATAGGGCAGGCAGAGGGTGACGAGGGCGCTCATCGGGTTCCCCGTGGAACAGCGTCTATGGGCCGGACAATTGGCTTTTTAGGGCGCCGCTTGGCCGATTTTAGACGCCGGGTATGTCTTTTTCGGTCTATCTCCGCGCGCGCCGCGACCAGCTCATCGGCGATCTTCTCCGCCCGTTCGGCGAATGTCAGGCGCCGCGCCATCGAGCCTCCAGATCGGTCGGCGAGAGAGCCTTGAAGGCGCTCACGGTCGAGCGGCCCGCCGTGCGGCAAATGAAGGTCTCCGTGCCGGCCGCGCGCAGTTGCTGCTCGGCGAGCTTGAACTGCCCGGCCCAGTCGAGAAGCTTACCCGCCTTCGAGCCGCCGCCGTCCTTCCAGGGGTAGTCGGGGAACCAGTGCCGCTCGCCCTTCGGTCCGAGCATCATGTCGAAGCCGACGAGGTACAGATCGCGCGGCCTCAAGTGATAGGCGAGATTCAGCGCACAGAAGCCCGAGTGCCCGCCATCGAGTCGGCCAGGTTCATCGGAGAGCCTGAGCGCCAGATGATCGTTCTCGAAGGGCGTCACGCATTCGTGGATCCGCCAGTCGATATTGACCAATGTTTTTCGCCGCAGCCAGAGCGGCTTGCCGAAAAGGCTCACCTGTTTGAATCGGCCCTCGGCCCACATCCGATCCATCGAGACGATCACATCGACGCGCGGCGCGTAGAGCGCCGCATCGTTGACCGCGATCACCATGCCGGGCAGGTGCTCCAAGTTGAACTGCGAGGCCGACCAGCCGCCGGCGATGATGGTGATCGCCTTCATGCGACCTCGAAGAGGTGCGTTTCAAATTTGACGCCGTAGTGGATGCGCGCTCGATGCTTGAAGTGGGTGGTCATCTGTCGCATCCATTCGTAGCTCCGCTCGGGGTCCTTGATCGGGTGGCGCATGTCGACGATGATTTTGGAGCCCGAGTGAGTGTAGGCCCGGACGAACTCCGCGTAACGCGCGGGCTCGATGTGAAAGCACCAGGCCTTCAGCGAGATCACGAGATCGAAAAAGCAGGGCGCGAGCATCGGACCTGTCGAATTTGCATCCAGGCAATGCACTTTCGGCACACCGTTCAACCTGAGGAACGTCTTGGCGATCTCCATATCGTTGAAGGTCGTGGCGTGCGATTCGACGATGGCGCGGTCCGCGAAGCCGTCGAGCAACGTCACCTCGCATTGCTCGCCGAAGTGATGCGCGAGAAGGATGTTGATCCCACCGAGCCCCGAGCCCACATCCAGGATCGAGTCGCACGTTGCCGGGAGGTAGGGCTCGATGCACCGAAAATCGCTCGCGAGCGTGTCGAGGTAGTGGTCGATCCAGGCGCCCTGATCGGCGCGGAAATCCGAGATTGCGCCGCGCTGCATCTGAAGGTACGGGATCGCCTCGGGCGGGATCGCGATTCCGATCACGGCTTGACCACGGTGAGGGTCAAGTCCTTGCCGCTCATCATCTGGCTTTTCACAAACCAACCGAGGAGCTCCAGCTTCTCGATCCACCAATTCGCCGGATGCACCGAGAGGTGCGCGTTCCGCCCATCGGGTAGAATGGCGTTGGCGGGCTTGGTTGATATCACGAGGTAGGCGACCCTGCCCGTCAACCTCCAGATGTGATCAAGTACCGCCTCTACCTTCGACGGTTCGACGTGCTCGAGGACATCGGTGCAGACCGTCATGTCGCAGGGCTTCGGCATTGAGGCCCGTGTCGGGATGCCGGGGTCGTACCCTGAGATCCGAAACTCCGCCTTCAGCGATTCCGCGAGCTTGTTCTCGCCGCACCCATAATCGAGCACCGTCTTTGGCTGAAATTCGCGCCAGACCTCGCGCACCGCGTCCGTGTGCTTGCCGCCATCGGCGCCCCACTTCCTCTGATTGTGGAGCGTGACCAATTGCGCTCGATAGCCGGGCGTCGTCATATCGTCCATCTGGTAACGATAGGCGCCGGCGTGACGCATGAACATGCCGATGTGCCCGAGATCGAGGGCGTGGATGCCTTTCATCGCGAGCCGATACGCGAGCACCGTCGCCGTGGTGCCGAGGCAGAGAAGCACGCGCGCCGAGGTCTGCCCGATCTCCTCCTCGAGGCGATCGATCTCGGCATAGGCATGCTGGCGCGGTCCAATCACCTCTCGGACGGAGCTCGCCTCGCTCCCGATCATTTCTGTGGTGATGGATTTTTTATCGCCGACCACTAACACAACGTCGACGCCGCGCCAGAGCCCCCGGACTTGGCTCCAATAGGCCTCCGTGTCTATCCACGGAGCGTTGTCCGGCCTCGTAATGAAACTCGACCAATAGGCGCCCTTCCCCAAGAGCCCCGCGAACTTCGGCTGGCAATAGCGAAGCCAGCTCTCCTCGCGCGGGCAACCCGAGAAGGGGTTCGGGATGCCCACCATGCAATCGTGCCGGCCTTTCAGGATCGTCTTCAACTCCGCGGCGAGATTCGGGTCCGGCCGCTGCGAGGTGCAGCCACCGCCGACCGCGCAGCGCCACTCGCCATCACCGAATCGCGCGATCGATTGATTCAGGCAATTTGCGAGAGTGCGCTCCTCGTCGAGCACATCGGGATATCTAAGGCCGGCTGGTCGCACAGTTCCTCCTGAATCGTTGAGCGTCGAAAGCAGCGAAGAGCGGTCTGCCGCGAACAGTTCACGACCTCGACGCCGGCGCCCTCGAGATCGCGCGCAAGGGTCGCCATGGCTGTCGCCCAGATCGGAAACCGTCCGCCGTTACCTAATCCCCGCGGGTGGTCCCCATGCCAGTGGCTTTTGCCGCCGGTGCGCTGGAAATCAAACCCGAGGAGGAGGATACGCTTCGCGCCAAAGAGATAGGCCAGTGAAATCGCCTGGTAGCCGGAATTCTTGCCCGTGTGGATCGAGGTCGCCTCGCGCGAGAGGCCATTTCGATCCTGGCCGTAGATCCACGAAAGCCCGTACCGATCGCGGGCGGCGGTCGAGACGGTCCACATCTCGCCATGGAAGCACGTCGAGAGCTCGGGGAAATATCGGTTCCACCAGGTCGCATCGCAGCCGTAGAGACAGTCCGCCCAGAGCGCCAGGCGAAAGCTCGTGTTCACGACTATGGTTTTGGCTCGTCCTCGGCAGTGGTTCGCGTCCGCCGGCGTAGAGCTCGGCCCACTCGCGATAATGCAGACGGTCTCGCCTGCCCATCGTCCTTGAGGTCCGCCGAGTTTTGGTTTGCCGGATCGGGCGGGATTTCCGGCTCGTCTTTTCCCTTGTTGCGCTCCGCGCCGGTGAAGGCCTGGACGCGCGCGGGCCTCGGCACATCGACGCGGATTTCCTGCGCCTTGCCGGAGCTGATCAAATCGTTGCCGTAGGAATTCTCGGCGGTGAAGTTCTGGCCGTTCCGGATCATGCCGTATCGGCTCTTGAAGGTGCGAGTCGCCCTTAATTGCATTGCGTTAAATCCTCGTGGAAGTTGCCCCTCCCGACGCGGCCCGTATTTCCGCGCCGAGAGGGGGCTCCCAAAATTCCCTATCAGGCCGTATCGCTAGAGCCCGCGGGGAAGCTTCCGTAGATGATCGCGGCAGGCCGCGTCACCGCCAACGCCAGGCGCTCCTCGCACAGAATCGTAACGAGGTTCTGGATGAAATTGGTCCCGGTCTCGGTCGAGACGAGGATCTGCGCCTGCTCGCGATCGAAGATCATCGCGGCCAATTGGAACGCACCGACCAGGAAGTCGCCGGTGTTCATCGTGTAGCCCACGACCACAGGCACGCCCCAGAGCATCGGGGGAGTGGACTGGGAGGCGGACGCCAGGATGTACCGACCGAACTTGTCCTTGGTGAGCTCCAAGGCATGCCAGTCGATCGGCGAGAGTACGATGCCGGTGGTCGGGTAGAACGCCAACTGCACCTGCAACATCGCGTGGCGGATCACATCGATTCGGGTATCGTCCGCCTTCGCGTACGCATCCGAATAGGCGGTCGCCTGCGGCACGAGGCCGTTGATGTTGTCGCCCACGCCGTCGCCGAACAGCAATTGCTCTTCCTCGGCGTACTTGAGGCCCCACGAGAGGCGCGCATCGATCAGCGTCGCCAACTGTTTGAAGTCGGCGAGAATTTGCTTCGAGGCCTGAATCCAGTGAGCGATCGTCGACACGGCAACGTTCATGCGCTCGTACGTGATGTTGGACTGGGGCTTCGTCGCACCCTCCGACACCACCGCGGCATTGTTGGTGAACACCAACTCCCGCACCCACTCGATCAGGTTCGTCTCGGTCGTGCCCTTCGCGAGCAAGTCCCGAACGGTCAGCGGCATGAAAGGCGGGATCACCGGAGTCGGCAGAAACTCGGGGAACGCACCACCGCCGCCCGATAGCGGCTGGCTGCCGATCGGCGCATAGGTGGTCTTGAACTTGTAGGGCGCCGACTGGCGCTTCAAGGTCGGACCCTGCGCGGCGAATGCCTTCCACTCATCGGACTCGATGAACCGATCGCCGAGCGATTTCAACTTCTCCGCACCGAAGCCGCCCTTGCCCAGAGTCAAAATGCGCTGCTCCAGAGCGAGAATCCGGGCGTCGGATTTTTCTTTCTCCGCCTGATAATCGGCGACCTTCTTGGCGCCCTCGGTGTTGAGCGTGGCGACCGCGGTCTTGGTGCCTTCCTGGATCGCGCCGAAGGTTTTCAGATCCTCTTCGATCTTTTTGTGGACCTTCGCTACTTCCTCGAAATGCGCCTTGAGCGCGGTGGCGACGGCGGACTTGATCTTTTCATCGTCCTCGCCTTCGCGAGCGAGCTGCACCACGCCTTCGTGCATGTAGCCCTCGTTGAACAGGACGCGGCTGGTCGCCATATCGATGACGCCGCGGGTGATGATGAACCGTGAGGCTCGTGACATTTTGCAAGCTCCTTAAGCTGCGGGGTTAAAACTGGAAATGAATTCCGCGATCGACTCAATGCGGTTGTCCGCATCCTTCTCGTCATCAGCCTCACGCTGTCCGAGCAACTTCGCCAGGCCGTGGCTCGCGATCGCCTTGGCCTGGGAACGCGAGAAGCCTGCATCGCGCAGGTGCTCCTCGAATTGGGAGAGCGTCGGGAGTGCCCCGTCGCCCAAAATAGATTTGATCGCCGTGACCGATGCCTCGACGTTTGCCGGGAAGGTGACGATCGAGCCTTCCCATAGATCGAGCTTCGTGAGCTGATTCACGTTGGTTTTGCCGTCGTAGCTTTCCTCATCGACGTTATACCCGATCGACTGGCCGCGGATCACCTTCGCCTTGAGCAAGGTGTGGGCGATCTTCGCCTGCGGGATGTCATCGACGAGGAGCTGGCCCTCGACGTAGAGGCCCTTGTCGTCCTGGCTCATCTTGGTGTACGGACCCAAGGGTTGCGTCGAGTCGTGCTGCCAGAGCACGGGCGGCATCGCGCCTTTTTTCGACCAGGCATCGAGCGTGTCCGTGAAGGCGCCCGGCATCACGACATCGCGATACGAATCGGCGTTACCGAACACCGAGAGGTAGCCCGAGAATTCGCCCGACTTCTCGATCGCCTTGATGGTGAAGGGGACGTTGCGGTGTTTGAGTTTCATGGGCCTGGGTCCTCAATGCGTGAGAAAACTGCCGTTCGCTTTCGGCGGCGGCGGTACGGCGGGCGGCTGAGCTCCGGGCGCCGCCGGCGGCTGACCCGGGAGCCCCTGCCCCGGCGGGGCGGGATGCGTTGGCTGGCCGCCGAGCTCCTCGAGCTTATCGAGCGGCACGAGGTTCGATTGGACGGTCAGCGTGTCGCCGCCATCCATCGGACCGAGATCCTCCTTCTCGCGGATTTCGTTCCGCGTCATCCAACCGTTCTGGCTCGCCGAGGCGTAGAGCGCCGAACGGGCCGCTTGATCGGCCGCGGTCAAATCGTCGAGGTCGATCGTCACAAAAAACTTGGCTTGCTGCCCCGGCTGCAAGAGCTGCTTGCCGCAGGCCTGCTCGATCCGCCGCACGTAGGGGCGAAGCGAGAGGGCCTGCCAGCCGAGAAGGAGCTGCTCGATCCCGGTGCCCCAGGCCGTGACGCCCTGGGCCGCATGACCGACGAGCACCGGCGGGACGCCGAACCACCGGCACACATCCTCGACCGCGTACTGGCGGCTCGCGAGCATCTCGACATCCTGCGGCTTCATCGTCACCGGCGAGAAGGTGAGGCCGCCCTCGAGCACCATCATGCCGCCCGAGTCAGGGCCGCCCACGTTGAACGCGGCAAGCGAGTCGCGGAGCATGGTGCGCTGCTCGACCTTGAGGTACTTGTCCGATTGGATGAAGCCACCCGCCTTCATGCCGTTGCGGAAAGTATCGCTGGTCGACTCATCGATCGCCTGCGCGATGCCGAAAGAATTTCGCGCGTATTGGATCACCGAGAGGCCCACGAGACCATCGAGGGTGCGACCCTTGACGTGAAACACCTGCTCGGCACCATAGTCGGCGGAACCCAAGGGCGAGTAATACCGATAGCGAATATTCCCCGGCGGGCTCGCGTCGGGCGAGAAGGCGATCGGCTGGCGGTACGGGACGATGTACTCCGGCCGGATCGGCTCGAGCGCAATCACATCGCCATTCACGTTTCGAGTCTGGAGCGAGATGCCATTGCCCCACAGCAAATCGCTCGCGACGGTGAAGGCCCAGAACTCGCAGGCCGACATTTGGGCGTTGGGCGAGAGCCCGAGGACGTTGAACAGCGGCTCGCCCCACGCCGGCGCCCCGAACTTGACCTTGCCACTCGATCGCTTGTTGAGCACGAAGGGCAGGGTCGAGATCGTGTCGGTGATCAGCCAAATGCAGGCCCAGGCCGCGGCGATCGAGAGCGTGGTGTTGGGCGAGACCAGGCGCCCGGTATCCGAGCGCACGACGTTGATCGGCGGCTTCGCCTGACCGCCGGACGCCACCGGGTAGAAGCCGCCGGGCGTTCCCGGCGAGCCGTAGTCCCAGAGCGAGTTGAAAAACTCCGCCGTCTTTCGCAGCATCGGCATCCGCGGCAGTTTCAGCTTCATGCCCGCACCGGGTTTGAGAAAAACGCGGCGGCATCGCCCTCATCATCGTCGGGGAGCGCCGCGCAGCCGAAGGCCATGAAGAGCGCGCAGGCGCCGTCGATCTTGTCGGGCGAACGGGCCTTGTTGGGCTTCACGTTCATGTTGGAATCGTAGGACGGCACCACGTTCGCCATGTGCCAGGTGAGCACCGGATCGCCGCCGTGGCGCAAATGCCCATTGAGGTAGGCCTCCTCGCAGAGTTTCATCGCCGGGGTGTAGCTGCGGGGTCCTTGGATGAATTGCATGAGGCCGTGCGGGTCCTCGGGGGTGGCGGCATCGACGCCCTCATCGATCAAATTGTTGACGAGGTGCGCCGCGTTCCACGGATCGTAGGCTATTCGGCGCGGGGAAAAGCGCCTTATATCGAGAAGCATGTCGCGCAAAATGATGTTGTAGTCAATCGTTGCTCCCTCGCACTGTGAGACCAATCCAGTCTCGACCCACCCTGCGTAGTTGACTGACTTTCGCTCTGTACGGTGAGCGACCGCCTCGGCTGGCACCCAAAAACGGCCCCAAGTGTAGTAGGTTTTCTCGATAAGCCAAAGGAGCCGCCATGCCGCCATGTCGGTGGTGGAGGCCAAATCGAAGCCCGCCCAGCACGCCGCGCCCTCCATATGCTTCAACTCGAAGCCGCCGGCGCAGCGCCGCCACTTGGTCAGATTCGTCCAGCTCGAGGCGGCCGATGCGCGGCGATTCAGGCGCTTGATGCGAAACTCCGAGAGCGCGCCCGGCATGTTTTTCGCCTCGATCGCCATCTTTCGGATCTCCCGGATGATGATCGGATTGACCTCCATCAGCGGGTTCGCTTTGATCCACTTCGATTCGTCGAAGTCGCTATCCTCCTCGTCGATGGCATAAATGAGGGCAAGCACATGGTCCGCCTTGACCACGCGATTAAGAATATTCTCGGCGAAAGCGCGCAGCTCCGCCCACGGCCCCGGGCTCTCGTACCCCTCGGTGGTGGTGTAGAGGAAGAGCGGCGAGACCCGACCACCCGCAGCCGAGCGGAGCACATCGAGCAAATCGCGCGTCTTATGGGCGTGGATCTCGTCAAGCGAGACGTGCGACGGATTGAGGCCATCTTGGGTCGACGCCTTCGAGTTGATCGGCTTGAACACCCCGCCGATCTCGTACCTCACCACGGAGGAGACGAAGGCCTCCAGGTCAAACTCATCGCGCAGCTCCGGAAGCGCCTCCACCATTCGCTTGGCGACATTGAATACGATGCGCGCCTGGCTGCCCGTGGTCGCCGCCGAGAGCACCTGAGCGCCGGTCTCGTTCTCGAAGCAAAGGCAATAGATCATGATCGCGGCGGCCAAGGTGGATTTGGCGTTCTTGCGGGCGACGGCGAAAAGCCCGGTGGTGAATCGGCGGGTGCCGTCGTGGCTCCGGAAGCCGAAGAGTTGCACCACGAAGAAAACGTGCGAGGCGTGGAGCGTTAGATTGGGCGAATCCCATTTGCCCTCGACGTGCGGCAACTGCTCGATGAAGGCGCAGGCCCGATTGGCTTGCGCCGGCGAGAATTCAAAGGGCGGGGATTTCGCCTGCGAGCGTTTCAAGTCCGCGATGAAGCGGCGCGCGGCGCAGCGCACCCAATGACCGAATTTCCGATTGCGTTTATCGGCGATCGCCTCTTCCGCGTAGGCAATCGCGATCAGCACATAGTCGGTCTCAATCGATCTTGAGCTCTCGGAGCCGCCCGAACGCGGACTTGGTTTTCTTTTTGCCAGAGACTTTGACACGGGTCCTCGCAGCGGGTGAGAAGCCGAGCTCGTCGGCGGCCTGGCGCATCTCCTTCGCCATATCGATGCGAACATTCAGGAAGGGGTTGCGCATGAAGCCGCCGCCGCCTGGCTGATTGACCACGGAGCCCGTCTCGCCGACGCGCCGGTTGGCATCCTCCCAGGTCTCCTTCGCGGCGCAGAATCGCTCGAGGACGTTGGTGTCGAGCTTTTTCAGTAAGCCGGCCGGCGCATCATGGATGCACTTCGCCCAGATTTGTTTTTGCCGGTCCGTGAGATGGTCCGGTGCCTCGAACAGATCGCCATCGGGCTCCGGCTCATCGACCGGCAACGGCCGGTGGCCCGGGTTTCCGGCGAGCAATTTCAAGTGAGTCGGTTTCGGTCGAGGCCCTGGCACGGGCTCGATTCTGCCTCAACTCGTGTGCAACCGGCGCAGGAATTCCTCGAGCGTGGGCGCAAGGTCACAGTGCGCCCAGAGCTCGGGCCGTTCATTTCGACCGAAGTAGGCGAGCGGTGGGCGGTCCAAAATCGAGAGCCACTCTGCCATCGGCTCACCGTTTTGCCAGCGCGAATACCAGCCCACGGCGCAAATCCGCGCGACCACGAAACGCTCGTACATCATGAGCCATGCGGCGAAGCGATCGGCCGCCGGTGTCCGGAGGAGGAGATCCGTATCGATCGAATAGCGAAAGCGCGGCTCCTGATCCATCACCGCCATCATGATCCCGGTGCCGGCGGCAACCAGAAGCCAGTTGCCGCGGTGGAATCCCCAATCGATGCAGGTGATGCCGTAGCGGCGATTGGTCGCCTCGCGATAGAAGCTTGGTGCCGCCGGCGGGGGTTTCACTTTGAATCGAGTGGTTTGGCCCACCAAGCGAAGCCACAACCGCCGACGCAAGTCAGTCTGATTTGATTGAGCGAAGGCTCCCACACCATGTTAGCCATCGGTACGCCGCACTTCGGGCACCTCCTCTCGATGCCACCGCCGAACGGGTATCCACCGTTGAGCTTTCGCGGCGGGGGTTTCCCGAACATTCTTAGCGATCTCTCAAAGGTCATTCCCCGCATCTCTCGATTCCTCCTCCGCTGATCAGGTGGACCAAGAATGCAGCCGATCAGCGTCCTCGGTCGGCATCGGCGAGCCCACGTACTCGAAGCTCGCCGTCATTCGATTCGAGGCGCGACTGTGCGCGAGCTGCGCGGCGAAGCGCCCGGTATCGGGGGCAGTCGTGCCAGGCGCTCGAATCATCCACCAGTCGGCAGAACGGATGGCACTCGCGATCTCGGCAGGATGGCCCGTATTCCTGAAAACCCGAAGCCCAAGACCGGCCCACATCGAGGCGAGGTACGTGATGAGCGTCGAGCCAATCCCCAACCCTTGAAAGTCGGGCAGACAAACGGATCGATGCCCGCGCACCGCTTTCCGCGAATCTTTGAGCTTGCCGAAAAAGGGCAGGTACGAGTGGAAGGCGACAGGCCGTCCGTCGAGAAAGGCGCAGAAACATGCGGCGCTCCGATTGAGCTCGGCGCTCAGATAGTGATGGTGGGAGAAGATTTTCCAGGCCGAATGCGGGACGCGGGAGATTTGGAGCTCGAGGGTGGGCCTTCGCCGAAGAGACCTCCACTCGAAGCGATTCTCGGAAGGCTCGTACACCCAGTCGGGTTGGAGCCACTCGTCGATATCGTAGTGGCAGGAGACGGCGACCAATTTCGATGCGCGCCGGCGCACCGTCTTAGCGATCGCGGAGCTTCCGATCTGCGCGACGCGCCGGTCGACGACAGACGTAAATTCGTCGATCACCGCGAGTGCCGGGAGCTCCGCCATCGCCCGCGCAATCGTCGCTCGGAATTGCTCGCCATTCGAGAGGACCGAAAACGGCCTGAGCCATGACGGCGGCGAGGAGAAGCCCACCGAGTTTAGGAGGCTCGTGATGTCCTTGATCGACATCTCGGCCGGGAAATCGTCCACCAAGGCTGAGTCGGACCGCCATTGAAAACCTCGCACGTATTCTGCCGACCAAAGTTCCCGCGCGATGGTGGACTTGCCCGAGCCCGAAGGGCCGACGATGAGCCCGACGTTCCAATCGCGATCGTCGATTGGAAGCTCGACCTCCCATGACACCGCGGACTTCTCCGCCGGCGGCACGTCGAAAATTCCCTCGAGCTGCATCACCCGACCCGTCCGATTGATCGGCGTCGAGACGGAGATCCGCCGCTTTAGCGCACCAGTGCTCGACATTTGAAGCCCTCGGCGGTGAGTTTCTCCAAGAGCTGACGCTGGCTGAGCTCGCCGGCGCACGTCACGAGCACGTCATAGGCGCTCGGAATGAACTCGAAGCCGTCCGTTTTCTTGCGGCCATCGCCCAGTTTCACCGTCAAAGACTCGAATTCTTGCAGGCCAACTCCGGTAAAACCGAGCAAATCCGCGGCTTTTAGCTCGGAAAGTTCGGCTGTGAGGAGCTTCATGTCCCATCCACCGTTCTCGGCGAGCTTATTGTCGGCGATCAGGTAGGCCCGAAGCTCAGTCTCCGACCAATCGCCGCCGATGGTGATCACCGGCACCTGTTTCATCGCGAGCTGCCGAGCGGCGGCGAGACGTCCATGGCCCGCGATGATCGTGCCGTCCTCGCGCGCGAGAATCGGTTGCGTCCAGCCGAATTTGCCGATCGAGGCCACGAGCTCCGCCACCTGCTCGGCGGGATGCGTCTTCGCGTTCTTCGGGTGCGGCTTCAGCCAATCGAGCCGTTTCAAAACTACCTTCGGTGCCGATTTGCTCATGATCCTCGCTGCCTCACCTTGCGGACTGCCTCGAAATGATTGTGGGCACCGTCGCTCGCGTTGGTGAGCAAGCGCTCAAACCGAATGATGACGATGGTCTGCCAAACGGCGAGCGCGCAGTTGAGCGCGACCAGGCCCGCAAGCACATGGACGCTCATGGCTGCGCCGCCGTACAACCGCGGAGCTGCTCGATCGATGAGGCCGCCGCCTTCGCGGCGAGCTCAATCGCGGCGATCGCCGCCATGGCCTGGCTCGAGTCCACCTCGAGCTTGACGGTGAAGGTCTCCACGCCGGTGCCATTGTTGGCGCGGAGCTTTTTGAGCGCGACGATCTGCCGCGCCTGATCGCCGATGCAGACGAACGCGGTGGCGAGAAGGATCGCGAGGACGCCGGCGAGAATCTGCCAGCCGATCACGACACGCCCTCAGCCGCCGAGAGAAGCGCATCGGCATCGGCCGCGGCCGCCGCTGCATAGAGCTCGCGCTCCGCCTGGTCCGCCGGCGGCTGCCGGAAGAGCCGCACCGCGTAGAAAACGGCGGCAGCGATTTGAATTTTCTCGGCCCGATCGTCACGCGGCCGCGGTTGATCACCCTTGCCCATGGACCCTCCCCCTTTTTGGGACCTGCGCCCGCCGGTTCCTCAACCTGCGCGCGGAAAATAAACGGGAAGGACGCGATCGCCAAAGCGGCCTGCTCCCACTTTCGACCCGCCCTACCCCCGGATCCACCCTCGGGCGGCTCTACCTGGCCAAGGCCTGCCGGCCTTCGTCCGTGCCGTCTGGGTCGCCCTCGTCTTGCGGCTGTGGTGAGTGTCACACAGCGATTGGAGGTTGTCGTCCTCCAGGCGAAGTTCGGGTGCGTCCACGATGTCGATGATGTGATCGACCTGTGTGCCTGGCACGGTGCGGCCTTCACGGCGGCAGTGCCGACACAACGGCTCCCGCTTGAGGTGCAAGGCCCGGCACCGCTTCCAGGCCTCGTCATAGCCTCGCTCCACGGTCGTGCCGCGTTGGCGCGGCGCGGCCTGTGCCAACGGCGATTGGCGCACCCGCAATGGCTTCAGGGTGCAGGGCCGGCGAGGCATGGCCTACCACGGCCACACGGCGGCGATGATGGATATCACCAGCAACAGCATCAACAGATTCCCAATGCGGTCGTATTCTGGCGTTGGCGTTTTCATGGCGCCTTCCAGCCCAAGCGGATCAGCATTCGGATGATGGTCTCGATGGCATACTCCGATCGCACCTGAGTTTGCTCGAACCTCAGGACTGTCCAGCCAAGAAGGGCCGCGGTGTTGTACTTGACGCAATCCTCTCGGAATCCGGCAATGGAGGCGTGGCGGCCGCCCATAATCCATTGGCCATCATCGCCACGGCGCATGGTAAGGCCCTCGATTTCAACGGCGAGCTTCCAGGGATACGGCTTTTCCTGGTGCCAGGCGAAGTCGAATTTCCAGCGGCGTTTGATGATCTTGGCGAACATCAACTCCCTCACCGGCACCGGCAATCGCCTCGCCTTGCATTGGTCGAAAAACAAATCCGCCATGTCCGGCCGCTTCGGATCGGCCTCGGATTTCGGCGGCTTCAGCACCAGAACTTTGCCGGTTTTCTCCGCCTTGAAATCATCCCACTCCGAGGATGCCGACTTGGCGGCCATCATCGTGATCGCCGCATTTGCGGCTTCTCGACGGACGGCAATTGCGGCTGAAGCGGCTGGCCGAAGGTGAGCTGGCTGAGCCAAAGCTTTCCGCCATTGGCTTTCAGGGCATCGATTTCCTCGGGCTCCAACTGCCAACAGGAAATCACCGTGGACCATGGATCGCGGGCCTGGTAAACCGGCAACGGCTGATATTCCGGTTGGTTTTTGGCGAGCGTCACCGTGACCTCCGGAAACTCAATCGGCTTCACGGCCGAACCTCTCGGCCGTTCCGCCGGCGAATCTTGGGCGGCGCCGCTTCCCGATCGGCCACGAGCTGGCGGGTGATTTCCCTTTCGCGTTCGTGGGCCTTCTCGCGCTCCTCGTCCGGCGTGCCGAGAGCCTGCAAGGCCGGAGCGATCTCCTCGAGGGCCACGGGAGAGGCGGGCTCCGTGCCAGGTGGCACCGGCGTCGGCTCCTCGCCGGGCGGCGGCGGCGTTTCGGTCAGCGGCAACTGGGCCTGATCATCGGCCGGCAGTTCCTCGACGGAACCCAACTCCATCACCATTTCGATTTTCCGGCTGAGCCAATGATCGAGGATGCGCAAATCATCCTCGGTGGTCGGATGGTAGGAGGCGCGAAACTTCATCTCCGACAGGCCGCCAACCTTCGGCTCGATGACGGTGATGGCAACGGTCACGCCGGAGAGATCCAGCTTCTCCTCGGTGAGGCCGACGATGAGTCGCAGGGTGCATTTCTCGAATTTGCCGATCACGTAAATTTTCGTGTCCGCCTTGCCTTGCCAGATCGGTGTCGGTGGCTGGCCCGGCAATTCGGAAAAAATCAGCGCCGCGGCGGCGGGCTCCCGAAGGATCGAAGCGAGCTCCTTGCGGTCGATCGCGGTAGTGAGGGGAATGTCCTTCACCGGCACGCCCTCATCGCCGTGGAATTCGTTCCGCGTCGGGATTTGGTTGCCGAGAGTCGCCTCGCGGCGGCCAAGTTTCAACAGCGATTTTTTCTTTGCCATGGTTACGGGTCCTTGGGTTTGAGAGGGGCGCCATAAAATCGGGC